GACTCATTAAGTCAGGTATAATAATATTAGAATAATATTTTTCTCTTTCTTTTAGTTCTTTTAATTTTAACTCTTGATTAATTACTTCTTGTTTTATTTCTTGAAGCGTATTAATTTCGTTTGAGAGTTCGTCTGGATTGACGTTTGACACCTGGTTTGGTGCATCTTTTCGTAGGTCTATAGTCATAGCTTTCCTTATATGTGTTTGTTAGTTTAATCATTAATAATAATTCCTTTTTGCAATTCGAAATATAGTGATAATAAATTTAGTGTCAACTTATTTTTGAAAAATATTTATCTCAATAGGATAATAAATTTTTTCTTGCCGATCCCATTTTAATAATTTGTATCTACCATTGGTTGTATCTGAAACTAAAGAACACACTACACCAATAATTGCAGGATCACCTGATAATAAAAGATAATCGTCTTCAGTATAGTTCTTTAGAAGCGTTCTAAGTTTCATAACTAAAGGTCCTGGTGAATGAATCATTTGTGAAAATTCTGGAAGCAATGACACAATCTCACCATATTTCTGTGCACCAACAATATTATATTTAGGTTCACCCTTGCTGGTTCCTGGTATGTCCTGTATTAAATAAACTTTGCTCATTGACTTTTTAACTTTCAAATAATATATAACAATTAGAAAGTAAAAGTAAACATGAATTATAAATTTAAGACTAAGCCATATGCGCATCAGTTAAAGGCGTTAGAACGCTCTTGGGATAAAGAATACTTTGCCTATTTTATGGAAATGGGTACAGGGAAATCTAAAGTATTAATTGATAATGCATCTATGCTTTACGATAGAGGCCACATAAATGGCTTGTTATTAGTAGCACCAAAAGGTGTTTATAAAAACTGGTATGAAGGTGAGATACCAACTCACATGGTAAATCACATTGAAAAAAAAGTTGTGCTGTGGGAGACATCTAATTCGTCTATAGAAAAAATAAAAGAGTTAAATACACTCTTTGCAACTGGAACAGACTTTCATATTTTAATTATGAATGTAGAGGCATTCTCATATCCAAAAGCTACAGAGTTTGCTAGACGTTTTTTATCTTGTCACAAAGCCATGATGGCAATCGATGAGTCTACAACTATTAAAACTCCTACAGCAAATAGAACTAGAAATATTATGACTTTAAAACCACTTGCTAAATACAGAAGGATATTAACAGGTTCACCCATTACAAACTCACCACTAGATTTATTTAGTCAAGCAGCTTTTTTAGATAATTATCTTTTGGGCTTTGATTCTTTTTGGGCATACAGAGCTCACTATTGTATTATGAAAACAATGAATTTAGGATCGCGATCTGTTAGTGTACCGGTTGGTCCAAACAAAAGAAACATACCAGAGCTAGAGGAGAAAATAAAAAAATTTAGTGAACGTGTTTTAAAAGATGATTGTTTAGATTTACCTAAAAAAACTTTTTTAACACGTAAGATAGAGTTAACCGGTATACAGAAAAAACTTTATACTGAAATGAGAAAGTATGCAATCTCAGAATTAGAGGGTAAAGTTTGCTCCACATCTACAGTCATGGTACAGTTGTTAAGACTACATCAAATATCTTGTGGTTATCACGCAACAGATGATGGTAAACCTCAACAACTTCCATGCAATAGATTAACAGAACTTATGGACATACTTTGGGAGATCTCAGGTAAAGCTGTAATCTGGTCTTACTATGTTGAAGACTGCAGAAGAATTATAGAAGAAATAAAAAAACACTTTGGAGAAAATTCTGTAGTGGATTATTATGGCGCAACAGCCACAGAAGATAGACAAAAAAATATTAAAAAGTTTCAAGAAGATCCTGAGTGTAGATTCTTTGTAGGTACAACAGGTACAGGTGGTTTTGGAATTACATTAACTGCAGCTAGTACGATGATCTATTATTCTAATGGTTATGATTTAGAAAAACGTTTGCAATCAGAGGCACGTATTGATCGTATCGGTCAAACTAAACCTATGACTTACATTGATCTTGTTGCTGAAGATACAATAGATATTAAAATTCAAAAAGCCCTGCGAACTAAAATGAATATTGCTAGTGATGTAATGGGTGAAGAATTAAAATCTTGGATTTAAAAAAGAAAACCTTTATCTAAAACTTTTTCTAATAGCAGAAGTGATACTGCCCCAACAGTACCCAATAACACCCAATAGATCTTGTCTATCTTACCGCCCAAATCGTGTATACCATCATGCATATGTTTAACATCTTTTTTTAATCCTGTTATATATCCGTATATAGAAAGCAAATGCTCTCTTGTAGTTTTGGGTCTAATTTTATCTCCGTTAGGCATTATGCTGTCATTCCTCGTTCTCTAAGTTTAATAGCTTTTTCTTCGTCTGTTAGTAAAGCATTTTCAGTTATGGTCAATCCTTCATTTAGTTGCGCCATCTGTCCACTATTTACTATTTGTGGATTAGGTGCTGCATCTGAAACTTGTTTTGGTATGTTTGGTGTTATTAATAATTCAGATGTTTGTTGTGTGTCTATTAAATAATTATCTATATTTAAATTAAAATCTTTGTTTAATTTTAATTCAATCATATCGTTTTCCATTCTTTCTATAATAGATAATACTCTTTCATTTAATATATTAGGTATTTTTTTATCTCTAGCTAAATCTTCAATACCTGCCACTTGTCCTTTTGTAATTAACAATGGAAAAAAGACATTGTTTTCTATATCGCTATATAAAGGTAGCTCACCTCTTTTACCAAATAACTCCTCGATTGTATCATCACGCATACCTAAAGTTTTAACTGCATCATATACTCTTCTTAACTTACTCATATCTTCGTAAAAAGATTTGTTAGCTTCAAAGTATTGTCTAATAACTGCGTTAGGATCTGTAACAGGATCACCTGTTCTTAATCCTTCAAATATTTTTTTAGCCTCGTTTCTTTTAGACTCTTGAAAATCTGCTATTTTAAAATTTAAATTTTGTTCTAATTGTAATGGCACTTTTCTAAAACCTACAAATCCTAATAATTCATCTGGTATTTCGTAGTTGACACCTTTTTGAGATTTCTTTTGTATAGCGTTAATTAATCTTCGTAATTGTGGCAATGATCCAGGTGATAATGTGTATGCAACATGTTTAGTAGATTTATACCATCTAGTCATAAGACTATCTTCTGGATTCCAAACAGGGCTACCATTATCTTTAATACCATTTCTAAGAGTTACATCTGTAACTGCACCAACCCAAATAGATTCTGAAAAAAATGGTTCTAATACTTTACCTAGACCTCTTGATAAACCTTGTGCGAAACCAGTAATAAGTGGATCATCTTCGTTTGCAGCTTTTGCTTTTTCAACATTAGCTACAATAGTATTTACTGGTTGAATCATAGTGTCATAAAAAAAGCCATGACTAAAATCTATATATTTGTATTTACCATCTTCGTATACACCAATGATTGTATTATCTTCTGACCACGTTGGAAGTATTTCTCTCATGGCTATTACTTTTTCTTTTCCTAAACCATACAATGCAGAACCTGCACTCATCGCTGCAAGAGGGAAGAAAGCATAAGTCAAAGCTTGACCTGTTAGTCTTTTCATACCAACAGCTTGTAATACAGGATCTTTCATTTCTTTAACTGCAAGCATAGTTGTATTACCACCTGTTCTAAAAATCTCTGAAGGGAACGATGCGAAGCTTCCTAGCGGTGATCTTCTAATACCTTTTACAAAATCAGATACGTACGCGTAGTTAGGAACAGTCTCTCTAACTATCTTCGCTGCCTGTTTCATGATTTCTAAATCACTAGGCATCTTTTTAATTATACCATCTTTTAAAGCTTGTTTGTAAGCTTCTTTATATTTATGTCCCTCTGCTAAAAAGTTTGTAATTCTAAATACATCGTCTTCAGCTGTATATAAATCTTGAGCTACGTTATATAGTTTTTTAAATTTTTGTGTTGTTGTGTTAACTAATTTATTAAAAAATACCTCTGCTGTTTCATTACTCTTACCAGCTCTTGTTATATCACCAAACAAACCTTCAATATCTCTAGCTACTACGTTTTGATTTACCACACCTTCTTCTAATAAAAATTTATACAATCCTTGATCCTGAGGCGTGTTTCTAAATCTAGGGTTTCCTGTTGCTCGGTACAATAACTGTGGTTGTGCAGACTTTACAGCTTGTGCAAAAAACTCTGCTAGTTTTTGTGGTGGTATTAAAATATTACCACTGTGCACTGTAGTAAACACCGCAGAAAAAAAATTTCTTAAGTGTGTAAAAGGACCAAGAATAGTTTTACCAGCTTGTGATATACCTTTTGGTATTAGCAACATAGCTCTGTATGGAAGTGATCTTGTTAATGCACTACCAATAACTTCATCTCCAGTTTTTATAGAGTCTGCCCACGCTTTACTTGTAAACAATCCATCCAAAGGTGATGAATATACTCGATCAGATAATCTAGTGCTAAGTTTTAAAGGTCTACGCACAATTTCTTGATAAGGTAAATTTTTTAAAGCTTCATTGTATGTTTTATAAAACAAAGCTCTTCCTCCAGCAGCTTTTATAGCATCACTATCTTTTAATAATTTTGAATAAAATTTATCTCGTGATACTATGTCAGCAAGATCAGTCATGACATTGTAGATAGTATTTTTTGCATTTTTATATTTACCAAACAAAGAATTAAACGCTGCAAGATCTGATTTAGTTTGTATCAACCCACCCACTTTATCAGCTTTAAATTTACCACCTGCAGTTACATTCTCACTCATACTTTTTATTTGAACAGCAGAGTCATCTAATATATTAGCTGTGCCGATTGGAAACTGAGGTGTTCCGGTTACCGGATCTTTAGTTACACGTTTTAAAATATTGTTAACAACAATCATAGCATCGTCCATAGAAAAACCTTTTTCACCATTAACTCTATGATATTTTTGAATTATTTTAGCTACGTCTTCTTTAGCTCCTAATGTAGGTTTAAATCCATCAAACAATCCCATATTCATATCAAAAATTTTATAATCAGAGCTTAGATTGTATTTTACTCTATTGTTTAATATTGTATTTAATTCATCAACAGCCACGTTAAAATTTTTACCTTGTGCGATAGTATTTTTAAGAGAGGCAGCCACTGTTCTAAAATCAATTCCGTTACTAATTAACTCATCTATGCTTTCTTTGTTGACTCCTAACTTATCCATAGATTGTCTAAAAGCTTTTAATGATTTGTTAGAAAAACCTTGAAATACTATTCTACCTTTTTTAACCACATCATCAGTAGATAATAAAAAATTAGAAAACATTTCTGATAGTTGTAATGGATTTTGTATGGCCTCAGATGCTTTGGTACTGTTTCGAGATATTTTTTTTAATGCATCGTCAAAACTTTTAGCAGCATCGTCTGCTGTAATTTTAACTGCACTTTTTTGACCTTCTAATTGTTGAATGCCATCAAATAATTCTTGAGCTTTATCACTTCTAGATCTAAATGGTTTACCTACATACTTGTCAACCCATCTTTCTATTTGTGAATTACTAAATGCAAGATCTTTACCTTTTGTTGCAAGTAACTTAGCTGTTTTTGCTGTGCCATAAACAAATGGTACAATAGGAAAAGCTAACTCTGCACTAAACTTAAATTTATTATTTAACTGTCTAAATGCATCTTCGTTAGCAGATTCTTTTTGTTCTCTATCTAAACCTGTACCTAAAAAATCTAATGCATTTATATCTCCAAACGTACCTATGTCTTCTGCTTTCATAACGATAGCACCACCACCAAAACCACCACCAAGGGATACAGCTACAAATTTATCAAAACGATTAGGTGCATTAAGTTGTTTTGCTTTTTTACCAGCGGTTGCAACTGATGTTGCAGTACTATCTAGTTTACCATATCTATTTGTTTTAATTTTTTTAACTAATTCAGGTGCTAGCTGTCTTGCTTTTCTACTAGCGTATTGAATACCTGGTCCTAATACTTTTGTACCAACTTTAGCTGCATTAAATATCTGTAAGAATGCTTCTGTTAAATGACCAGCAGCTGTAGCTCTTGCGTCATCCTCTGCTTGATTTTCTATTATACCAAAAATAGTTTTATCAAAAGTTTTGTTAAATCTTTCTGTTAAACTTTGATCAACATCCAAACCATCACCTGTTGCTGCATCATAAACTAATGTTCCAAAATTAATTATACCTTTAGGAAACTTAATACCTGCACTAACTACAGCTCCGGTTAACGATTGACCTAAACCTACTTCGTAATCGTCTCTATCACCTAAACCAACAGAATCTACTTTCTTAATATCTTTAACTTCTTCTGTTTCTGTTTCTTCTGTATCTATTGTAGATGCTTTTGCATCACCAATAAAATTAATATCTTTTGGAATTATTCTTATTCTTGGATCATTTTCTATTGCTTGTTTAGCAAGTATGGATGCAGTTTCATCATCATGACCTAAATCTATAAACTCTTGTTCTTTACGTCTAAGTTCTAAAGCTTGAGGTCCCTCTTCTTTTAAGATACGAACATCTCTTTGACCTGCTCTAATACCTTCTAAGATTGCTTCTCGTGTTTCTTCCGAAGGAATAAGGAAATCGTACCAGCTTGATTCAGCCATGGTTTACTCCAATCCGATAATTTTATTACCTTGTTTCTGAAGGAATGCACCTTTTTCAATATCGTATACTACAGAACCATCTGGTATCGTCAGTAATATAGAATTTTTTTCAATGTCTCCAGTATCAGATTTATATTCAGTGCTACCAAAAATATATTTACTACTAGATCTTGCTCCAACAAAAGTTTTATAAGCTTCTGGATTTTCTTTTTTTAGGTTATTTAAATTATCAAAAAGAATCTCACCTTGTACTCTATCTATTTTAGGAGTTCCAAATCTGTTTTTTGTAGAATCAATAATACTATCAATAGATGAACTAGTATCTAATTTAGCTTGTTCTGATGGATCTTTCTTTTTTCTAAACTCAGGTAGTACTCTGTTAAATGCTTCTTGTTTACTAAATCCACCACCTTCTTCTGACATCAGATATTCTATCTTTTCTTGCAAAGCTATTTTATCGTCGTCAGATAAATCTTTAATAAACTCTAAACCAATTGCTTGTCTTGTTTTTTTTCTAGCTCTTTGAGCTGATATTAAATCAGATACGGGTTCTTTTGATGCTTCTAATATATTTGGAATTAATCCACCACCACCTGTTGTAGTTGCAATACGTGGTCCAATCTGTAATAAGAATTGTGTTAATGGATCTCCAAGACCTTTGTCTGAACCTCCAAGACTTTCTACTAAATTTATTTTATCTGTAATAGATAAATTTTTAAAATCTTTAGCATTACTATCAGCGTATTGTCCTCTTTCAACAATGTTGTCCATGATACCACCGCCGGTAGTACCACCTTTTCTAAACATAGGTCTTTTAAATATTCTACTCATATTAACTAAACGCTCTGTATACTCCTGCTAATGTAGCTCCTGCTCCTAATGCTGTTTGTAATGGCGAAGGCGTAGGTGAAACTGTTTGTTGGAATTGTGCTGGGTATCCAGCTATTAAACTTGTAACACCAGAGCCAAGTTGTTGAGCTAAATTTAACGGTCTATTTGCTTGTTCTTGTAATAATTGTTGTTGAGCAGATAACTGAGCTTGTTGCTGTGCTTGTTGTTGTGTGCCTAGTGCACCCAACGCTGAGATTTGTTGACCTACTAATGCTGGAGCTGCTTGAGCTAAACCTAATTGATTTTGGAAATTTTGTTGTGCAGCTTGTTGAGCTTGACCAAAACCTTGTTGTAATAGTTGTGCCTGTAATGCTGCTCGGTTTCTGTCGCTTGCTGCTTGGAACTCTGCTCTTGCAACACCCTCTCTGCCACCACCAAATGCACCAGCTCCAATAGCTCGTGCAGCTATTGCTGGTATACCTTTAGCAGCTTGTACATCAAATTCTTTTAAAGTCGTATCAATAACATCTTTTTGAAATGGAGATAAAAATTGTTGAAATGCTTGAGGCCCGGTGCTTGCTGCTGCTGTTTGTAAAAATGGTGCAAAAGATCCAAGACCACCTGCCAGTGATTGTGCTTGTTGAGTGAATGCACTAGGTCCAGCTACAAATTGTGGACCAAAAAGTTTAGTTAAATCTATCTTCTTTGCGTCTCCTATAGCACTTTGTAATTGTTCTAAAAAAGTTTGCCCTGCCGCTTGGATAAACGGTGCTGGTAAATTCTGTACTGTTTGAACTTCTGCCATTATACTACTCTGCTCTCTAGGTTCTTCATGAGATCATACATTCTCTGAGCACCTTTATTAACACTACCACCCCCTGCAGCTCTAACTGCATCGGCAGTAAATACAAATTCATTATTTGATAACATCGCTGGGATATCATCTGCTTTTTCTTTTACACCAACTGGTGGTATAAATCCACCTGTTTCTCTTAAATCTAATTCTTTAACTCCTTTAGAATTAATATTTATTGGTAAACTTTCTATACCTGATGCCATTTCTACTTTTTCATCGGATCCCATAGCTCTACTAACTCTACCACCTTCAGCCATATTTCCTACATCTACTGTTTGATCATCAGCTGCTTCTACCATAGCGTTTATTCTTATATCGTATTCTTGATCTGATTCTCCTTCTTCTTGTGGCTGTAGTCTTTTAAATTGTACTCTGAGTTGATCTCTTACTCTTGCTTTTCTTTGACCAAACTCTTGATCAGATTCACCAGGTTCTTGTTCTAAACTAGATAACAAACCAGTAATTGCTGCACCAACTCCGCCTACCTTAAGAGCATTCATTGCATCAGCACCTTCTTTTAAACCTAGTATATTAGAAAAACCAGGTATGGTTGCTAAGCTACCAGCTGTTTTACCAAATCCAATAAAAGGTGATCCACCACCTAACATAGGTGCAAAGTTTAAAGCGGCTAAAGTTAGTAAAGGATTTTCTTTAGCACCTTTAACTATACCCTTAACACCTTTTTTAATTGACTTAACAATACTACCTAGACCATATTGTGCTCTACCACCATCAGCCATAAACTTTTGCATAAGTCTTTCAGCTTCTTCATCAAGTATATCCATTTCTTCAGGTGTTAATAACTTTAATTCTTTACCAAATAATCTTAATGACAACTCATTTCTTTCATCCATTATACTTGGTTCTGAAGCCATCTTTACGGGTCTTAAATCACCCTTTAATTTAATATCGGGTGCTCCAGCCATAAATTCTTTTGATTTTGATGTGTTAGTTATTGCCATAATTTTGTCTAAATTTAATTTATAGGGCAGGCGTACTTATCCTGAAATATCACACTTTATTTGATTTTTTTAAAATCGTCAACCTGTTTTAAGTTATCAAAGAACCTACCACAGAACTGATGTTCACCTACATGAGTTATATAATCCATAATATATAGATATACTTTACCGCCCATATCGGTCCATCTTTGACAAAAGCCAAAGTCCTCACCAAAATAACGTTTAGTTTTAGGGTCATGAATGGTATCAAAGAAGTTATAAAAATTTTCTTTTTTAACTTCTTTTCCATTAATATTAGTAGGTTGATATATTTTTAGTTCAGGGTAATGTTTTATCATGTTTTCTAACACAGTTCTTTTAATTAACATACAGCCTGTTGGAGCATGAGTCGCTTCTACAATACCTAGTTTAGATTCAATCTGATTTTGATTTTCTAGTTTTATCGGAAAAGTGTATCCAGGTTTTTTTAATTGATCTGCATCTTGAGCTTTATCTTTTTCTTGAAATATCTTATCCCAGTCTAATGACTTCATTGGGTATGGACATGCAATAACATCTTTATCAGCTTTTAACATTGTCTCTATAGTTTGAAAATTAAAATCAATATCTGAATCTATAAATAATAAATGAGTATAACCATCCTCATGATTTAACATTTCAGCTACACATAGATTTCTACCCTGAGTAACTAAAGAAGATTGCATTAATGTAAAGCTCACAAGTATTTTTCTTAACATACAATCTTGTTGAAACTTTAACAATGCTTGACAATAGTGCATAGAAACGTTGCTGTGAACAGGTGTGCAAACCATAATCTTATGTGGAGATCTATCAGCTGGTTCAGATAAATCTATTACTTCCATTGTTTTTTGTTTTTCAAACCAAATAGGTTTATTAGGATTTTGCACTAATAACTCCTTTTAAAAAAGTTGTCCATTGCATAGCGATCTTATTCCAATTGTAATAGATATGTGCGTATCTAGATTGAGAATCTAAATGATCATGTATTTGTTTTTGATCTAAAGTATGTGATGCTTGCTCTATACCAAAGCCAAACTTTTGAGCAAGTGCTCTGTGATTAGAATCATATGGTACATACATAGGAAACTCTGCTCCTGTTTCATACAAAGCACCAAAGTCATCGACGATGCAATATAAACCTGCAGCCATACATTCTAATAAAGATATACAAAAAGTTTCTTCAAAGATACTTGGATAAACATACATGTGATAATTTTTTAAATTATCTTTTATGTATTGATTAGGCCTATAACCAAGATAATTTACATTGGGTAACTTGTGTGCTTGTTCGTAAAGTTCTTGATACTCATGATCGTTTTGATCGTAAAATTGTTTACCGTAAACTTCTGTAGATGAATATACATCTAAAGTAACCAAAGGATTTTTTACTAATTGCATTGCACCTAACAATACAGATAAACCACGCCAAGGTGTGTTTTGATGTATTATTTTTATAGGTTGACCTTTTTGATACGGCTTAGCTTTTTCTATTTGATCAATACCGTTTTTAATAACTACAGATCTGTTAGTAGGTATATTAAAATGATTTCTATATTTTTCATATGTCCAATGTGAATTAAAAACATACCAATCATACTTATTATGATTAGCCGGATTACTAAACCAAGGAGCTAAATTAGGTTGATCATAAGAATTTTTTTGCCAAAGTATATTTGGTTTTGTTGGATGTAATGGTATTTTTTCTGGCACCGAAGTACAAATCTGTACTTGATCTAATAAATTTTTATCGACGTACTTTTCCAAATACTCAAATTGTAATTCTGTTCCGCCTTTAGGGTTTTGGTTTTTTATTATCATTCATTACTTTCTGGAAGACTTCTAAACCTTTATTAGTTATTTGAACAGTAACGTCCTGCACAATATCAGGTCCTTCTTTCTTCTCTTTATATGTTTCACCAGTTTTTGTATTTCTATATGTAACTATAGTTGTACAATCTATCTTTGGTAAATTATCCGTTTTCATTCTCTCTGTTTATTAAAGCATAACTTATCAGGCCTTGTATTTTACTACTACCTGTAGCTGCTTGCACAGTTATAGCATCTCCTGCTTCTAAATTCAAGCCTTGAGGTGCAGCATTCACTTGAGTCTGAGCTGCTAAGTCATCTCTAAAAAATTCATATTCTGTGCTTGAATCAGATGAATCAACAAAATTCATGTTTACTAAAATAGCTGAGGATGCATCGTTGTTTGCACAATACACACTTTTAACTATAATTGTTCCATCTGTAGGGCAAGTAAGCACAGTAGTTTTACCTGTACCGGTTTGTTTAAAACCTTGGTTTTTATAAAAGATACTCATGATAAGAAGTAATTAAATGCGTCTTGCTCGTTTTTTAAATCTTGTTGAAAAGAAAAATTAAGTTGTTGTTGTAAAGTATTTAAAGACTCTAATATCTGTCTTTGATTTTCTACATCGTATTCAAGTTTTGGTTCAGGTATGTAGTTTGTTACTTTAGCCATTATACTTCAGGTTGTCCTCGTACACTTGCAGCTAATTCTTCAGCGTATCCCTTATCAACTGCTTCTTTAATTTGAGAATTTGAAAATCCTCCTCGTTGTAAAGTTCTAGTATCAAGCAAATTTAAACCATATAATCCTTCAACAGGTGTTGTAAGGGCACTACCTGTGTCTCCTACTGGTATAATTAAATCTGCAAGATTAGGAACTCTAGTTGAAAAATCTGTAGAAGTGCTTGGTAGAAACTTCTTGTTTCTACCTTCTATTGCATTTTTAAATTGTTCTAATGTTAAAGGATTTGGCGGAGCGTCCATTAAATACTCTCCATATTGTTTTTCTATCTCTGTTTGATCATCATCAGCTGTAGGTATGTCTCCTGTAAGAGTTAATAAACCTCTATTATCAAAATCATCATAGTAAGCTGGAGTAACTCTATCTGCATATAAACCTATGTCACTGAATCTACGCATATCATACGTTGGTTCATTAAATCTTTTACCAAAACCTAATCTTTGTCCGATACCTCTAATTAAATTTCCAAAAATTCCTCCGCTACCAAGAAAAGAAAACAATCCTTGATTTCTACCTTTACTAAAAGCTCTAGGATTAAATGCCTTAGCTCTTGCTATTTCAAATGGTGATACAACATTTCTACTATCAAAAAAACCTGGATTAACTCTTTGACCACCACCTGCTGCAATAAATGCAGATCTTAAATTTTGTGCTTCTTGACTACCTTGAGGACGTACCCCTGGAGGTAATTCTACGGGTGGTGATCCATCAAATCCTCTAAAATCACCTCTCTCTGCAGATTGTATATCTGCACCAGATCTAAAACTACCAGGACTTTTTCCTCCCGGTCCAAAGTCTCCTTCTAGAGATGGTATACCGCCAGGTCCTTTGTTTGGTTTACCTTTTAGTGATCCATATAAATTTAGATCTACAAGTATTTTTTCTTCTTCAGGTGTAATGTAAGCTAGTTTAGCTGTAGGTGTATCTGGTGATGATTTAGCAATTTTTGGTACAGTTACCATTTCAGATGGTCTAAAGTTTTTTACTCCACCTTGTATTTCATAATCTATTCTTTTATCTATTGACATTATCTACGTCCATCTGGTTGTGCGTCTAATCTTAATGTTCCATATCTCCAGGTTTCACCTGTGCCATCATTTTCTATTTTGACAGATAGGAGTCTACCTCGAGCTCTTGTATCTATCTTATCAGTTGTTGTGGTAACTGTAAAGGGTCCAAGTGGAGAACTTACAGCCACGTCATCTGGATAAGAACTTACAAATAAAGTAATTTTAGCGTTTCCTGTTTGATATTTAAAATCAGGTATAAATCTTCTAACAGCCATAAAAAACTCACCATCTCCTCTAAAATCTGCAATACCAGTTGCTTGACCTAAAGCACTACGTCTAGATGTAATATCCCAGTCTCCAGATCTTATAAATGCAGGAATACTTGTCGTTGCTGTGCTATTAACTTGATCTGTTCCTTGTTCATGTTCGTAATAAATACTAGCTCCATATTTATTTGTAATTCCTAATATATCAGGAAACACAGGTGTTAAAGTATCATCGTAATCTGTAGCATATGGATTATCAAATACACTTTGATCTTGATACGTTGTTCTATCAAGAGACGATGTTGTCCAACAATTTTCTGAGTAATTATAAGTTACACATCTATCAATTTGACTAGATCCATCTTTTGGATAAAACCAATTTACTTCTGTATATAAATTATTTGAACCTGCGAAGATAACATCTCTAGAATCAAAGTTTAATCCAAGGTTATCTCCATCTGTACTAAATACAAAATCTTCTACTAATGATGGTAATGATTTTACTGTACCATCAAATACAAAAAATCCACCTTGCGATCCCATCCAAAACACAGCACCGTTTACGAAAGTTGCTGCATGTTGAGAAATACATCCACAATTAGTGCCAACCTGTCTAACACTAAATGTAAATGGTGGACCAACAAATTGAATAACATAAGCTGCTAAATCAGTTATAACAAATACATAATCTTTACCTTGAATGGCTGCTCGTATTTCATTACCTGTATCTAGTCTAAACGTACCTGCCGTATTAGTAGCCGTTGGTGTATATGTATTTAAATCTTCTTGATTAGAAAATCTTACAAACATTGGATCTTGTGTTGTCGTATCACCAATAGTTGTTTCTGTTCCAAAATGAAATAAGTGTCTATCTCGATCGGAGACTAAGGTAAATCTAGTGGCTGTAGGATTATTAGTGGTTTGAAAATTAGATGTAGATTTTGAAGCTCTAATGGTTCTAGCATTTGTTGCCCCTGCATTCCATGTAAAAGTTTCACCGTTAAATATAGTTGCAACTAACACTTGACCAAAATTATCAAGACTCCAGTTTCCTGGATCAAGAACAACAGAACTTGTAGCTCTAGGTGTATTCCATGTGGATGCACCCCAAGTAGATGTGCTCCAACCAAATCCTGTTGTTTGAGTTGTTGGTCCAACTTCAACGTATGGATTAACAGTAACAGCACCTGCTGCTGTCATACCTGACCCTGTTTCAACTGAAGAAGCTTGCACTGTAAATTTATCTATGTCAGGCACAGTTAATATTTCATAAACTTTCTCTAAGTCTGCAGCTGTATAACCAGATGCTCCTGTAACAGTAACACCAGACAGAGTTACATATCTTCCAACTGTTAAATTATGTGATCCTTTATTTATAGTTAGCACATTAGAATTATTAACAGTTGTTAATGTGCCTCCAGTTATAGCTGTATCTAAAGGTGTAATATCAAAAAAATCATTACCGTAATAAAGAAACAAACCTTGCGATGTTCCAATTGCAGTATATTTTTCACCTGCAAAACTAGAAAACGCTACCTGTGCTCGGGCAGCTCCAGGTAAAGTTTTTTGGGCGGATGTAAGTTGTAACCAACCACCTATCTTTTCAGGTAAACCATATCTAAATCTAACAAAATCACCATCAGTCCACTGACCTTCAGCACCTGATTCAGTGTCTTGTTTATTAAATCCAGGCTTGAATTTTAATTTCTGTAGCATATAAATCGTTATATAATACTTATATAAATAATGAAAGACTCAATATTATAATGGATAAAACTGCAAATATCACCAATTTTATTGGTGTCTATGATAATTACATTACAGAAAAAATGTGTAAGGACGCTATCAATTTATATGAAAAACAAAATAAATTTAATAATACATTTAATAGACAAGCACTGGAAAAAGCAACTGTATTACATAAACAAGATCAACAGCTTTTTTTAGAAAGTAATAATCTTGATGTGTGGTGGGAAGATTGTAAACCTCTAATGATAAATCTTGATATGGCTTGGAAACATTATTTAGAAAACACAGGGGCAGATGCTGCTTATGATGGTGGTCCTTTTCATTACACTGTAACAAAAATTCAAAAAACTTTACCTACCGAAGGGTATCATGTTTGGCATATTGAACATAACAAAGGCTACAATAATGAGCCCAGAGCTTTTGTTTACTCTGTATATTTAAACGATGTAGAAGAGGGAGGAGAAACAGAGTTTTTACATTTTTCCAGAAGAGTTAAACCTAAGACCGGTAGAATAGTTTTTTGGCCCGCAGGTTTTCCATACGTTCATAGAGGTAATCCACCATTATCAGGTGTAAAATATATATTAACTTCGTGGATGATGTTACGATGAATATGATGTAGGTCTTTCACCTAATCTAGCTATTTTATCTGCTTCACTTTCCGTAGGGTTTCCTTCTTCATCTACAAGATTATTGTTATCCCAATCAAATTGTAATTGAGTTAAATGAGCTGAATCCCATCTACTTATAAAGTCAGAGAAATCTCCTAAGTCAGCATCTTCCCAAGTAGAGTGAGGAGTTTCGTCTCTATACTCCACAGTATCACTTGGATTAGATGTTCCATATTGAATAGCCCAAATGTTATTCCATTTAGCTAATCCCCAAAAATCATTATCAGAAATTCTATATCCAGTTCCAGCAGCATCACCACTTTGTTTAATAACTAGTTTGTCTTCAAATACTACTGTCCATGTTGCGTTTGTTGCCATAATTTCTCCTACGTTTTAATAATATATATTATTGCTAAATAAGGTTGAACAACCGAAGTTGAATCACCGGTAAATGTTGCACTCATATTGTGTTGGTGCCCTGTTCCACTACCTGTATTGTTCATACTGTTAAATGTTCCAGTAGAAGCTGGAAAACCTTGACCAACATTTGAGTTCTGAAGTGGAGATGTAGGGGTAGTAGATGTAAAAGTGTGTTTGTGTGATGCTAGTTGAGCTTCTGTTAAAGTTGCGTTAGCTGTTGTTCCTCCAACGTTTCCAGTAGATTGAACTGTATTTGCTCCACCAGTTGATGCTAAAGCTTTAGTTCCAGATTTACCTATTGCAACGTTGTCTTGTAAATCAGGTACATTAAAAGTAGAAGCACCATCTCCAGCTCCGTAAGTTGTTCCTATAATTGCAAATAATGCAGAATAAGTTGATCTTGAAACTGCTGCACCATTACACTCTAAAAAACCTGTTGGTATTGAAGAATCTGACCATGGCACAATAGTTGCTGTAGGAATTCCTTCGATACCTGTAAGGTTTGCTCCGTCGAAATCGTATCTTGTTGCTTCGTAATTTGACATCTATTATTTCTCCTTATACGTCCAACCTGTTGTTGCATCTCCTGAAAAGACTAAACAAAAAGCTGCGCCTTGTGTATTAACTGTAAGATCTGATGCTGCATTAGCTATATTAGATCCATTTCTACCAACAGTCAATGCGTTAGAATTAAAATCATAACCTTGGTCTACAAATGAAACTTCATCTCCTGTAGCAGGTGAGGCTGGAAGCGTGATTGTTACTCCACCACCACTTGTATTTACTAAAAGTTGAGCACCAGCTTGAACTGTTTCTGCTGCAGAAACTACTCTCCAGTTTCTTTGCTCAGATAATTTTACAACGTTTGTACCATCAGAATATAATACATAGTTATTTCCTTCGCATAAAAGAACACCTGTACCTGATGATGTTTTAAAAGTTAAAGTGTTTCCTGCATGATCACACGCGTTTTGCACGTGATAAACTTTTTCAATTGAATCTGGAATGCTAACTGTTCTAGTTCCAGCTAAAGTTCCTGTTAATTTAATAACATCATTTTTACCATCTGATAAAGCACCGTTTGTAAAAGTTAAAGATCTGTTAGCGTTAGTTAAGTTGAAAGTTGTAAAACCACCAATAGCTTGCTCTAAAATAAGTAAGTTTGTATTTGTAATTTGACCCCAAGTTCCCGAGTTTTCACCGGTTGCTTGTACTGTAAGTTTTAGGTTAGCAGATGTAGAATTCGCCATTTTTTAATTCCTTATACGTTCATTTTATTAAAAATAAGAGTTTGTGTCAAACTCATTATGCAGC